TCTTGTTGTTGGCCATGCTATCCAAATGCTTCTGCATTGTATCAACTGATTTGTATAGATCCTCTATCAACATGAACTGCTCCAGATCGTTCTGTGATTGTCCTAATTCGCCACGCGGATACTTTATTCTGAACTCGGTGTTTTCAGACAAGTCCTTTTGCATAAGTTCAAGTGTTGTTGAGTGTTTGTTTAACTGCTCAGTAACACCAAAGTATGCCCAGACCCCCATAGCCACAGCACCTATGATGGCAAGCATATTGCGTACTGGCATCGATATGTTGGTGTTGTCGCTTATATTGAGTTTACTCATATAGTCTTTTTAATGAGTATTTACCTCTTATTGTGTAGATCAAATAGTGTTCGCACCTTCTCCTCAAGTGTGTCAATCCTATTATACATCTTAGCTAGTACTATTACCAGTGAAACAAACGCCAAAGCAATAGGCCATAGCTGAACTAATACATCAAGATCCATTGAAATTGCCCCCAATCGTGTAAGCATAGATATTTACCAAAACCGGTTGACAAGCAATATAAATACTTTATAATATACATTATTATATTTTCACAACAGTTATGGCATATTCAAAACAAGTAGTGGACAGATTCGAATCTGTTCTTGCTAACCCAGGGGCACACGGTGTGGGTCGCTTTGACCCCAAGGATCCAATGGTAGCATCAGGCATGGTGGGAGCTCCCTCCTGTGGCGATGTTATGAAGCTGGATCTCAAGTTGGATGAAGACGACACCATCGTTGATGTCAAATTTAAAACCTATGGTTGTGGTAGTGCTATCGCAAGTTCAACAACGTTTGTGGAGTTCCTAAAAGGCAAGACCTTGGACGAAGCAACACAGATAAGCAACACAGAGATTGCTGAACTGTTGGACCTGCCACCAATAAAGATACATTGTTCGGTATTGGCTGAAGAAGCCATTGAACGTGCTATCAAGGATTGGGCAGACAAGACCGCACTACGTAGACACAATCAGCAACAAGGAGATACTCATGAAGAAGACTAACGTCTATAGAGGTATCCGTTATAATGCTAATGATATGAAACCTGAAAGCAAACAAAAGAAGGAAGGTACATACAGAGGCGTTAAATGGAAAGAAGAGTCCTAGACTAATCTATGTGCCCTGTGCTTCTGGTTAAATACAGACATGAAAGCATTTATCACAGGCATAGTACAGGGTATCATAGTTCTAGTACCCACTTACGCAGTTGCGTTTTACACAGACAAGATGGTATATACCATACCAATGTTAGCGGCGGCAAGTTTTGTAGCGGCCAGCATAAGCAAACAGCCTGTTGAAAGAAAGGTAGATGATGTCAGTAAGGATCTCGGAAAAGAATAAGCAGGCACTAGGTGCTCTTCAGATGCGTAGTATTAACACTCGGCTTACAGAACAATATCCAAAGCTATTGGAAACGGTACACAGCCAAGCCAGCGAAAAGACCAAAGTACAAACCGTGTACAAGTTTATAACCCTATTGGAGGAACTGGTTGATGCGATTAATACAAGCTCTATTCCTAACAGAAGGTGACACCAAGCCAACAACACTAGGCAAGGACAATCCACTGTGGAGCCTATATGATATACACGAACGCATATTAAAAGACATAGCCTTAGGTGTTGATGAGTTTCTGATATTCCCCGTACCAGTTGCAAAGGAACAGGATCCTACATGGAGTTGGATAGGAGAAGCGATACACAAGATAAAAGATCGCTATGCATACGAAAGCAAACTAGCAGTTGACCTATGCTTATGTTCAACAATGCCAGATGGACATTGTCATCATCCTGAAGAGGAACGTAGCAGGGAACTAATGATCAACCAAGCACGAGCAGTACACAGGGCAGGAGCGGACACACTTGCACCCTCAGATTGCCAACCACACACGGTTAAGGATATAAGAACACAGATCCCTGAAGCACACATAATGAGTTATTCAACAAAATTTCGAAGCACCTTGTACAGAGGATACCGCGAAGCTATGAGCATTGAAAAGGGTATTGAGAGAACCTATCAGCTTGATGTTAATGACCGCGAGGGTGCCATACAACGTAGTGTTGATTACAGCAACGATGGTGCAGATGAACTAATGGTCAAGCCTGGCATAACAGGAATTGATCTCATAGAACCAATCAAGCAACGCACAGGTAAACCCTGTGGAGTATTCCAGACGTCAGGCGAGTGGTTGGGTATAGGAGCACCCGGATCGCTTAAGGAAACACATGATGTATTCCAACGTGCAGGCGCTGACTATATGATTAGTTATGGTGCTAGGTTACTTTAGTTTTGCTACAGCTTTAACTATCTTAGCTTTTGTTTCACGACGATCAACTTCATAACCAAACTTACGACCGTAAGCTTCAAGTTCTGTTTTGGTCATCTTTTCAAGTTTAGCTTTGGATAGCTTTTTAACTTCGTCCTTTAGAACCAAAGGCTTAGGTTTCTTTACTGTAAAGATATTTTTAATCCATTTAAACATATTATATTCTCCAACTGTATTTATGCGTAGTTAATCCTGGTTATGACAGCTTAACTGTTGTTGTCGGATCCACTCTGCGTGTTGTTCAGCGGTTAGGGTCTGTTGCTGTTGCATAGCGGGTAATGGTTTTGATTTTGGTTCGTGTTTTGGTTTGCTAGTAGTGTCTTTCATAGTGTGTGTATTTATTATACAGTTTGGACCCCGGGCGTGTTATGGAATGTGTGCAACGGAGTTTACACACGGGTAGAACGTATGCAATAAGGTGTCTTAAACGCACATAGACGTCTTTATAGCACAGTTTAGTACCTTACTAGTGTCAAAGTACTTAAAGTCTAAATAAGAGCCATTTAGACGGTAAAAACCATTGTTTAAGGCGTCTACAAGCACTATGGTTAAAAAGGGTGTAGCTCGTACAAAGAACCAATTTAACTGTATGGTGTTTACAAAGTTTACAAACGAAGGTATAATTTACAACCAATTACACTCGGCGCAGAGAGCCAAAAACCTCGCTACTTTTTTTGCTACCGCTAGTCGCTTTGCTCTGAGAAAAAATTCCGCTACCGATTGCTCTAAATGGCTTTACCGCTCCGCGGCTCTCTTAAGCCACGCATATCTGACCTGCGTCATAAATATATCTGGTCTATGGCCCTAGTTCATAAACACGTCATAATAAGAGCGGAAGTACTTGACCCGCCAACAGATGAAAACATAGCAAGTAATCAAGTTAAAGATCTCATTGATCAAATAGGTATGAAGATACTAATGGGTCCTTATGCAAAGTATTGCACCATGGTTGGGAACAGAGGATTAACAGTTGCCGCTATCATAGAAACGAGTCACGTTGTTATGCACAGTTGGGACGAGAACGCACCAGCACTAATACAATTAGATGTTTACACTTGTGGACCATTTGATAAGAGCATAGTGTTTAAATGGTTAAAACAATTCCAACCAACAAACGTCAAGTTTAAATATTTGGATCGTGAAACTGGTCTGAAAACTATAGCCTCGAGTCGCACTAAATATACTATATGAAAAAACATTTTAATAAGTTCTGTGCATGGCATGAAGGCCATTGCGAACGTATGCGTAAGTTACTAAACTTAACTCATATGCAACACCTTTGGATAAGTTTTGTTAAAGGTGTAGTGTTTGGTATTCTATTAATGTGTTTGATTTCATGTACTACTACAACAGCAACTGATGTAGCAAAGCCTAAACCAAGACCATCAACAATACAAAACATAGATGCAATAGGAAAAGTCTTAGGGTGTATGTTTGCACCGGCGTCTGAGGAATGTAAGAAGCTACGAGAAGATAGCAAGGAAGCACCTAACTTCGAAGATCAATAATGTTGACTTTGTGTTAATTTTAGGTATAAATTAATATTCTACATAAATACTACTGTAAGCGAAAGCAAGTTGAGGGCAGACGTTTAACACATAACCTTTATCAGGGAGAGGGCAATAGTAGATCCATTTACCGCTATAGCCGCCGCAACCACGGCATTCAACACAGTTAAGAGATTTGTTCAAGCCGGCCAGGACTTCGAAAACACGGTCGGGCAGATGGGCAAATGGTACACAGCAATTTCCGATTTTAGAAAAGGACAACAGATGCACAAGAAGCCTCCGTTGTTTAAAAAACTTTTCAACGCAGGTTCAGTAGAAGAAGAAGCACTACAATTATTACTACACGAAAAGAAAATCATAGAACAAGAAAAAGAATTACAAGCCATGCTTAACTTTCGTTATGGCTACGGTACTTGGGACGAACTTAAAGAGATGCGTCGAAAGATAAGAGACCGTAGAGAAAAGGAAGTTTATAAACAAGCACAGATGAGAGCAGACTTTGTAGAGATGATCCAGATAGGTATTGTAATTCTTGCACTTGTAGGGTTTGCAGGAGGTTTGTTATATTGGGCAATGACAACAAAAGGAATTATATAAATGTACTTGGACTCGTTATGGTTGTTGCTTTATTGGCTCCATCAGAAGTATGGGCCAAAGGAAAGATATATGGAGCCACGAAGCCGTACACGTACGAACAACAAATAAGACGTGGCGAAAGAGAACAGGTCAAGATGACAACTGCTCGTAGAGTGTACATGGGTCACATAGGTGACAACCTTGTATGCATTTATGTAGGAGCAGGTAAGAGCAACGAAACAATCGTTACTGGTAAAGATGATAACTGTATGGGCTCAATGATGATACCATATAGTCCTGATCCTGACTTCGATTGGAAGAAGACTCTCAAGATGATGGAATAAATATATACAGTTAACAGTTCACTGGCTAGGAGATGATTATGGCGTATAGTGATAAGGTGTTAGACCATTACGAAAACCCTCGTAATGTTGGTACAATGGATAAAGATGACGAAGGCGTAGGCACAGGACTCGTAGGAGCTCCCGCTTGTGGTGACGTCATGAAACTACAAATCAAAATCAAGGACGACAAAATTGAAGATGCGTGTTTCAAAACATTCGGGTGTGGCTCTGCTATTGCTAGTAGCTCTCTTGTTACTGAGTGGGTTAAAGGCAAAACATTGGGCGAAGCAAGGGAAATTAAAAATACAGCAATCGCAGAAGAACTTGCTCTTCCACCCGTAAAGATACATTGTTCCGTATTGGCAGAAGATGCCATTAAGGCCGCTATTGACGATTATAAAAAGAAACACACAGATTGATAGTGTGTTGTCGAGGTTGCTCGAATACGTTCTTTTCCGTCTAGTACATTGACGCAATCATGAACGTAATATAGTAGTCATGTAGTGCTATAAATGAATTAACTAAGAACCAGACTCCAACACTGGTTAAGGCGAATCCTACTGCCCATTTTGGTATACATTCTTCAATCATTTTTTCTTATCTCCTTTAGTTTCTGATATGTTTCTTGCCAACCACTTACTGGTATGGCCCAAGTAACTTCTTTACATTCTGCAAGTGAATAATCATTACCACTAGGATCCATTGCGTCACCAAAGAACCATAATGTATCTCTATGACTGAAGTCTCTGAGTATCTGACTTTTATCATTTCCTTTTGGTGCTATGTCTATGCCAGTATCACCTCCAACAGTTGCTTTCAAGTCTGGAAACTTCTTATTGAACCTTTCAGCAATCCTTACACGTTCCAACTGTTCCTTATCCCATCTAACATACAGTTGTCTTTCTCCCATTGTAGCATTACGTCCGACCACACTAAAGTTTACCATGCCTGATCGTTCTTCAATATGCAATCCAGTTCGTAATCCAAATTGACTGTCGTCAAGTGTTTGTTCTAACCATTGTCTAGTATCTTTAGGAAGTGTCCAAGGATCTGAATAAACGTTCTTACTACCTTCGTATGCGTCACTGCCTGAACAGTTGTAAACACGTTTGCAAAGACTGTATATCTCTTCTCCTACTTGTTCGATAGTTTTTTCTCTATCACTACCTGTTACAAGATAGCAATCTCTTTCTGCACAGAAGTCTGAAAAGAAAACTGCGAAGTCGTCATTAATAGTTTGTCTACTCGGAGTTAGTGTTCCGTCCACATCAAATATATATTTGTTCATAGCCTACCTCGGGTAGCCAAGCCAATGTGATAAATTTTTTGGTTCGTCTTTATAAAGTTTGTTGCTGGTCTCAACTAACTTGGGACCAATCTGTTTGTGTGTAAGTCTTTCATTACCTTTAAGTATGTGTCTACTAAATCCAGTTGTTAGATCTAATGTGTTACCTGTTAGCACACTATTAACACACTTGGTTGCCATAACTTCATGATTGTCTTTTATCATATGATTATAGCGAGTATCTATTCCATCAGTATACCATTGCTCATCATCTTTCTGTGATACAAACTCTGCGTTACTAACTGAACCTGTCATGTCTCCATACACTTTAATAGTGTCTGTGTAATCAATGTCAACTGTAAATCCAGGTATCAGTAACAAAGTAAAACCTATCTTACGTTTAAGTTCTTTGATCCAGGATACTTGATGTTCCAATCTAAATGAATCTAATTCGTCTCTTTGTAAGTAATTCACATAACCTCTTACTGCTTCAACATGACCTTTCTCATGCTTTTTAGCAAAGTTATCCCAATTACCTATTCTATAATTAGAAAGTTCAGGCTTGTCTTTGAAGAACCAATATCTATATGGGCTAGTAAGAACAATTACAACAATGTCATCTTTAGTAATCTTATCTTGATTTTCTTTTACTTTAGACATTATCCATTCGTTACTACAACCGATGATGCTGTCATTAAACATAGCATCTACTCGTAGCTTATCTGCTAACTGTCTTGTCCAGGTCCAATCAGTTTTATAATCTACTGTAAATGAATCTCCGAATATGTATAGTGTTCTCATTACCACCAACCTATTGCTTTTGCGTTACCTAATATAATCATTAAGCACGTTAGTATGTGTAGTACAATCCAAAACGTTCTAGCCGCTAGTGCCTTCTTTACGTCTTTCATTGATATCGGTAGGAACTCTGGTTTATCTTCATCATTGATGCCTATTGGCATACCAACTGTTCTAGCCCACGTTTTTAGAAAACGCCTCTGTCCGCTCATTACTCGTCCTCATCATTGCCTAAGTTTTGTAAGAATGTTCTTAACTTTGTACTATCTGTTTCTGCTCTAATAGGTTTAACTATTTCTCCTTGTGTTGGTTCTTTAGGAGTGTCAGGTTCCTTATCTTGTGTTACGTTGCTAGTTCTCTTAAGTCCTGCCATAACACTTGAAGTTGTGCTTTGACTATAACTGTTATCTTCATCTTCTGCTAGATCAGTAATACGTAAACAGTCTATATCAAATTCTAAATCTATCTTTGCACCAACACCACTAGAACTTCTAGTCTTCATAAGTTGTATCTGATACCTACCACGTTCACGCATAGCTCTACTTGTAAAGATACCAATCACGTTATCTGCTGTTTGTATCTTACTCAAGCCTCCTGCAATATGCGAATGATCAAATTCAATCTCTTCAACACTAGCTCTGTTCAACTGCGATGCAGTAACAAATATTATTTGTAGTTCCATTGCCAAGTTTCTAAGTTCTTCTGATACAAACTTATCCTTAACAAATAAATCACTTGGACTTACTTTCTTGCTCATTGGCATTAACAAGTCTAAGTAATCAACTAGTATAACATCAATCTTTCTATTGTTCTTAACTTCATATTCTTTTATAAAACTTCTTATATCGTTTGCTGTCTTACCACTTGGCATATACTTGATCTGAAACGATCCTGCTTT